CTTGTCTGCAATGAGCCATACGTGTTCGCGAGAGGAAACGATGTAATCTTTTCCTTCTTTCGCGTTCTTGTCGATGAATTCTTTCTCCATCTTCCGGTTGTGCAGAATGTCCGTGTGATGCGTATCATTCTTCTGGTTGAGAACGATACCGATGTCTTTGAATTCGATTTCGAGATGCTTGAGAACTGCCTTGATCTCTTTCATGTTGAGACCGATCTTTTTCCAGTAGTCCGTCTTGACAACTTCTGGGATCACAGTGTTCATCAAGTTCTCTTCGCTGACGCCTGTGATATTCGCGAGCGCGACGAACGACGACGGAGATTTCGTCATCGAGCAGATCAGCGGAAAGTCTGCAGCAGTTGCGGAAAGATTGATTTTGTGGGACATGGGATGTTTCTCCGTGTAGTGTTGTTGGTGAGTTTAGTTTAATGCAAACTGCTACGAAAGTAAACCAGAAAAGGACGAGAACTGTACAAAAGTTTCTCGTCCTTCATTTTGTTAGGCTACGAAGGATCCTTCGTGAAGCTCATTCTGGAGCTGCGAGCGAACAGACTTGGCGTACTGACGAGCATTCAGGAGAGTGTTCGCGTACTTCCGAAGGCTTGCGACGTAGGACATTCGTACGCTCTGCTCGTCGGAGATCGGAGAGAACTCAGTCACTTCTCCTTCGTATTCCGAAACGACGATGACGTCCTGTTTGTTCGCAGTCGACTCGTTCGAGATGTCGCTGTACGTCTGCTTCCAGATTTCGATCCAGTCGAGGTACTGCTCATGAGTCATGCTCACGAAGTCTGTATTGATCACGTCGTCGATGAGAGTAGCGAGATATCCGACGAAGATCTGATTCTGGATCTCTTCAGGAGAATACGAGTTACCTCGATAGTTCTGCTTCTTCGGAACTTGCTTCGGCTGAGGAATCTTTTCAGCCTGGGACATAGGAAAAGTCGTGAGAAAAATCGGTTTGGTGTCGAACGCCTTCGCGAAAGCAGAAGTATCTTCTTGAGGAATGTACTTCTTGCCGAGAAGATACGACGAGTAAGTCGTTTCAGCGATATCGCCTTCGACGTACTCAGCACCAGGATTCTTGAGTCGAGACGTGTGGATAAACGATCCGTTGACAAAACGCGACTTCGAATCGTCGTAGACGAGTCCAGAGATTGTCTGGTTTCCATGAGTGTAGTACCAGTCCTCGAGACGTGCTGTGTATGTCTGTTCAGTCATTCTGCTTCTCCTTCGGTTTCTTCCGGCGGAACGAACTTCTCACCGAGAATGTAGATTGACGTTTTCGTCGATACGAGCGAACCAGGTTCGAGATCGCCGAGTTCCATGTCAACGTCAACGTGTGACGGTGTCGTCTTGATGAATTTTCCGTCTTCGAAGCGACCTTTCTTGTCGTCGTAGACGTTTCCGAAGACGTGACCTTTGTCAGTCACACCCCAGTTCTCTAGTCGCGCAGTATAGCTTTCGTCAGTCATGTCGAGTCTCCTCAGTTGGTTTCGATAGTTTTGCGGAATTTCTTCAACGCGTGTTCCACGTTGAATTCGATGTACGGGCAGAATGAAGGAGTTCGACCGTGATGCTGAAGAGTCTCTCCTCCGATGAAAGGATGCTCACACGTCTCAGTACGAACCTCTTTCGGCCATTCTCCGTCGTTGATCGTCGTCTTCACAGTCTTCGTCCGGTAGTACGAGCATCCGTGACAAGAAGTCGTCATCTCGATTCGAGGACCGTATCCGTCAGAGCAGTGCATGACTCCTTTCCGAATGGCATTCTCGTACTCAGGATGCAGACGATTGTCAGTTGGATCGTAGCCTTCTTTCGACAGAAGATACTCACGAGTTTTCGAAAGCTCGTCGAGTCGTTTAAGAACAGGATCGACGACAGGTTCAGGCTTCTTGAAGAATGAGAAGAATTTCATTCGATGATCCTCACTTCGTTTTCTTCACCTGCGAAGCAGATGACAGATCCGTTTCGTTCGCACCAGCAGAGAAAGTATTCGTGTTCTTTCATCGAGCAGGCCGGAAGAGCAATGTGCCACTTGCCGTCGTAATTCACGAGGTATTCACGCATTCGAGTTCTCCATCGAACGGAGTTTCTTGAGAAGGATACGGAGAGCAACAAGATCGTGCGTGAACGTATGCATTCCGTTGATCATGTAGCTGCAGTAGCGACCAGTCTCAGGACGCTTGATCTGAATTCCGTAGAGGTTGTCGGAGCTGATGACGATCCGCCACCAAATGTCTCCGGACTCGTAGCAGTCGACGACTTCCATGCCTTCGCCAGGTTTGCGAGAGACTTTCCGTGTGCGTCGATAGATGAATGAACTTGTCGTGCTTGGATCGTAGTTCTGATTGATCCGTCGCATGCTGGTTCTCCGTGTTTGTTGTTATGAGAACAGTCTATACTAAACGTATCGATCTGTAAACAAGAAAATTCACAGAGTGTCGTCTTCGTAGTCGTAGTCGGAAATGCTGTCCATATCTTCGAGATCTCTTTCGAAAGTGACGACGAGTTCTTTCTCGCACTGATCTCGCGTCTCTTCGTCAGTAAAGACGAGCCACGGATTGTAGCATGCTCCGATGTTCAGATCTCGAAGCGAAAGATGCTGTCCGTTCGTCGTAAGGATCCAGTTGACTGAATGTTTCTCCGCTGAATCGCATTCAGAACCGATGTTCCGATAAACTTCGTCTGTCGTCAGAAGCTTGTAGAACACGAAGTTTCCAGGATGGCTGTTCGAGAAGTACGTCTTTCCTTTCTCGAACTCAGAAGCGTTCTGGATCGATTTCGCTTTGAAGCTGTTGAAGATTTCCGTATTGTAGATCAGCATGTTCATTCTCCGAAGATTTGGTTGTAGTCAGTGATGATGCTCCATCCGTCGAGACAGAGTCCGGTAGCGATGGAGCGTTCGATTTCGATAGCTGGATTCGTTTTGAATTTCGAGAAAGCTCTCAACATGCAGCATTCGATCTGGATCTTTCGAGCAGGTCCGAATTGCTTCCTGCCTTCGAGAGCTCCGACGTACGACAGTTGTCTATAGAGATACCAGATACGATCGTACTCGTCACAGTCGTCTTCGTACTTCTCAAGGATCGTTTCGATGTGATCGACGAGTTCTTGATACTGCATCAGATCTCCTCCACGATTAGCTTGGAACCGTCTTTGAAAGTGAGAATGAAGCGATCAAATTCGAAGATCTGTGCTTCTTTCAATTCGAAACGATAATCGGATTTCATTGCTTCGAAGACTCCGTAAGAAACTTTCGACTGGAGGATCGTTGCGAACTGTGCAAGATCAGCGATAGAAACTTCGGAACCGAAGATTTCAGAGGAGTTGTCTACGATGATTTTCATTGGAAGTCTCCGTGGTTTTGTTTATGAATTGATCATAATCTACAGTTTCGGAAACGTAAACAAGAAAATGCACTTGACATAACAAAAGATCCGAAGACTAGCGGGTCTTCGGATCTCTCGTTCATGCGTTAGAGGTCAGTGGTGAGACTTGCCTTCCGTACCAAGGACTTCGATCACGCTTGTAACTCGACGGCGTGTACCTTGTTTGTTCGGAACCACCCAGACTGGATCGATGACTTTTCCATCCTTGACGGTCCAGGTATGATTCCGGTTCGTCAGGATGTAGGTTCGACCTTCTGGAGCATGCTTCAGAAACTCGTTCTCAGTGACATTCGTGTGAAGCTTCGTATCGCCAGTGGAGTCGTTCCGCTGGGCAATCTTGGAAACATCACGGTGTTTCACTCCGAGTCTCTTCAAGGCTTTCTTGATCTCATCGGGAGAAAGTCCACGTCTCGGGTTTTCCGAAACCTCGACCACTGCCGAAAGGATTTCTGACTCTGGCTTTCCAGTCGCAGCCTTGATTGCGATCGGGGCGTCGATACCTCTCGATTGGACGAGGAGAGGGAACTCGCTCTTGACGATAGACAGTTCCTGCATTTCACTTCTCCTATTTTCTTTGTTTAGTCAACTTTCCGGATTAAGAAATCAGGGTTTAGAAAAGTTGATAATGCATAAATAATACAAACCCCCTCACACGTAAACAAGATTATGTATCAAGGTTAATACAGATGGCTACAGTTTTTACTACTAGCTCTTGCTTAAACTATTCAGACGAAATGACTAGTTCGATAGCAATAGATGTAGTTAACAGCTTGTCTGCCAGAAACATCTATGGGAATCCGGATCTATCCGGAAAATTCGTTCTTAACCCCGTCCAATATTCGTTCACCCACCATGAACTAAGAGAGAAGTATCTCTCTAGTATGCCCCCGAAAAGTAGTCCATTCTACAATGAAGAGTCATTCGAAGTTTGCATGATACTGACTGATCAACATCTCGTCGTCAGAGACAAAGTAAAGTCGATCATGGTGAACTACAATGACATCTTCAAGCCAATCCTTATTGCGAAGTTCGAGGAGTCGCCATACTTCCTCGTACTCGACGGTAATCATAGACTCGCTGCAGCAGTTCTTTTACGTCAGCGATACATCAATGCTTTCTTTGTCGATGCCAGAGAATCATTTCTGTAAGATCAGATTATCAACTCCGGCATCGCTTTGAAACTTGAAAATGATCCGTTTAGAGATCTTTAACAGCTTCTTCGTAGCCTTCCCAGTTCTCGACTCCAGCGGCTTCGAGAGCTGCTAGCTTGTCTCTCGCACGATGTAGTTCATCGACGAGTCCGACTGGAAGAGTGACCGACTTCGGAGCGATAGTAGCGAGAGTGACGTAGTCTCCTGACACGAAGATGTTATCACCGTTCTGACCTCCTGTGGACACACTTGGCCACGAATCGTCAGAAGTCTTTGTGAAGATGTCGCTCAACCTTGATCTCCTTCGCCGTGTTCATCTGGAGCGATCATGCCGAGTGCCAGCATGTACGTATCGAGCATCGCTTCTTCTTCCAGGCGCTCCTGAGGATCCTTCTTCCGGATGTTGATGATCTTCTTAAGGATCTTGGTTTCAAAGCCAGTTCCTTTTGCTTCGCCGTACACGTCCTTGATGTCATCTCCGATCGTCTTCTTCTCTTCTTCGAGACGTTCGATGCGCTCGATGAAGCCTTTCAGCTGTTCAGTCGTGATCCGTGTGGTGTCTGACATTTCATTTCCTTTGCTGATTAGAACCGCCAGAACTGGCGATTTTGATAGATTGCTGTAAGACCAGAAGTATTCTGATCACGTTCGACCTCGATGATCCGAGCGACGACGATAGATTTTCCGAAGACGATCTGATGGAAAGCCGTGACGACCTTCATCGTCCAGATGAACTTGTCTTCTCCTGAACGTACGAGCTTCTTCGCATCCTTCGAATTCTTCTCGAGAAGCTTCACAGCGTTTCCAGACAGAGCATGAATGTAGTACTCTTCGTCAGTGAAGAACGGCGAGTTCTTTTCGGAGTTGCCGAGATTGAACGATACGTAACTCACGTTTTCTCGAATGTCATGAGCAGTGACTGAACTCACAACGACTTGACGATTTGCTCCGTCACTGAGAACGTAGACCTGTTGAGGTACTTCAGAGAAAGCTGTTCGAGTGCTGTCAGACAAGGTCGAGGGAATTGACGGCGTCTCTGGACGTGGAGCCTTGAGGAACGCAGCTAATGAATTCTTGATACCAGCGATCATGCGATAGAGCTTCCCTTGATGTCTGAGCTATTTGCATTCTATCATCCAGTGACGTAGATAGAAACTGATTTACGTTCGTTTCGAGACGTTCTTTGAGATGAGGATCGTCGATAGGAATGCATTCAGGAACGACGTCTCCGAGGATCCTCTTTCCGAATGTGTAAGCTGCATTCGGTTCTTCTTTCGAAAGACCGATCGTGACTGGAACAGATCCGAAGCACATCATCTCATAATTGAATATGCCTACGGTCTCGTGCAGGTACGCCATGATGTGACACGATGCACCGCGCATAAGAGAAATCGTCGTGTCGCGTGTCGCGTTGAAATAGGTCTCAGTAGTCGTCGACTCACGAAGCTGTTTCCAGATTTTCGAATGACTGCCTGACACACACGCAATCATCGGAACTTTAAGCTTGTCGACTAGGTGAACGTTCTTGCCGGTGAACTTCTCGTCGTAGCGTCCTACCATGAACGGAAGAGTGTAATTCCCGACGACTGGAAGATCCAAGAACTTCCTGTCCAGCGGAGCATTCACGAATTGGTAGACTGACGTGATCTTTTTCGTGAGGAGCGGTTCATCAGAGACTGAATTCGTTCTTCGAATAAAATCTGCTGCGATTGCACGTTGCTGACGTTCAGCAAAGTAAGAGTTGTAGACAGTCCCACCGTTCTCGATGACCTTAGCCAATCCAGTAAGACGACCGATAGCATACATAGCATTTTGATTGACCTCGTGAACATGATGAATTGTCGGAAAGTCTTTTGCGATCTCAGCACTCGTTCCAGGCGAAGGCAAGTGGCTCCAGACGAGATCAGGATTGATACGAAGCAGTACAGACTTCGCGTCCTTGTAGTACGAACGTGTGAGGTTCATTCGAGCTGACTTGCCGACGAGCTTCTCGACTGTGTCTTCTGTCAGTGAATAAGTCGAACACCAGTACTTCCAGTATTCGTCGACGTGTCCAGCACAGATGACATGGACCTCGTGGCCTTTGTCTCGAAGAACAGGAATTGCCTTGACGACGATAGCATCAAGACCGTTGGTGATCCTCGTGTGATCAGCTAGCGTAGGTGTGAAGTGAGAAGTTACGATCGCTATCTTCATTCGTACGGTCCGTTCACTCTTCGTTCAAGACGTAGTCGATCATTGAGAACTCTGATGATCTTCGTGTTCTTGACACGCTTCGACGAATCGATTCCAGTCTCTTCGTACCATTCGCTGTACACAGGCCACGGCCTAGAAGAAATCCTCTGCATGTCTACGCATACAAATGTACGATATTTCACAGACGACCAGAAGAGAAACCGTCTTTCGATACGTAAGCCTATCGTCGCTGAATTAGGTTCGCGTCTGATCCAACCGACTCCGATCTTCATCCGTTCACCTGTCGTTTCTCTTCAGGAACGACTTCGTTGACAGCTCTCCAGGTCTTTTCAGCTCGTTCAACGATTGTCTTCGGTTCGAGCTGTGACCAGTTGCCGTTTCCTGACGTGCCGACTGCAGCAGCAAGTACGTAACTCACTATGAATTCTCGTTTAGACATCATTTTCTCGGATCTCCGCTCTTACACCATTGAATGCTTCGTCTCTCCAGTCGATAGAGAATTCGACTTCGATC